CCGGCCGCTTTGAAGCAATCGACGTGATCGAGGATGCGGTGCAGCACGCGCCCGATCCGATACTGGGTGCGTTGCAATGGCAGGCGCTCAAGTATCTTTTGCGCATGTGGGGCAAGAGTAACCCTGCTCAAGATGCCGCCAAGGCCCAGTGGTATCTCACCCGGTTACTTGCCAAACTAGAGCCATGATCCTCCCCAACTTGTCACTGCTGGATCGCCTGGCGATTTGGGTGTTGCACCACAGCCCACGGGTGAGCTTGCTGGTGGTGAAAGATAAGTTTTGGCCAGACGTGTTTTTTGCTGCCGATCAAACTGATCCGATTGCGCGCGCTGTGTTTGAGCGCAGCATGGAGCAGGAGCAAGATCCACTCAGCATGGTGTTTGAGCGTATTTATCACCAGCCAGCGCACGGCGAAGACGAATGATCTCCTTACACGCTGGCCGCCTGCTTTTAATTTGCGAGCGGTCGAGCCAGACGTGGCACGCGCACATCACAATCGGGCCAAAGCCTGAGCACCATCTGGTGGTTGACACCGGCACGGTTGACCTGCGCCAGGCAATGGAGCGCGGCCACTGGCACTATGCGGCATTCAAGGCTAAGGCGCGGCCGGTGGAGCCCGATGCCAAGGTGATGTGTTGGGATTGCATCCACTGGACACCTGGCGGCCGCGGCCGGTGTGAGATTGACATCCCCGAGTGCCGCCAAACTGGTGGCAGGTTTGCGCCTAACTGCGCAGTATTTACGCCATGCCCGAACCCAAAGTAGTCAGCAGCGTCGAGCCATGCCCTGGCGTAACGGTAGAGGTGCTGGAGCCCGCTGATGGTGGGGAGCTGTATTACCGCACCTGCACGGCCGGCACCTGCCGCTACAGCTCAGATCTATGGCAGGCGATGCTCTACGCCGATCAGCTAACAGCAGCCGCTGAGCCACTGGACGATCGACCACTCACGCTCAGCTGACCAAAACGGCTGCTGACGATACCAGTCCACCCAGTGCTTGTGGCCTTTCTGGCTGTTGCACATTAGGCAGCAGCTGACGAGGTTGGTGCGGTGATGGATGCCGCCAAGTGCTTTGGGCACTACATGGTCAAGGGTGGGACTGCGGTTCAGCTCGTCGCCGCAGTAAGCGCACTGGTAGTTCCATGAGAGGTGGATCTGATCGCGCGCAGATTTGCGGGTGACTAGCTGCGTTTCCTCAATCCGGTGTTCCATCGTCCTGGCCAGGCAACAGGAAAGAGGAAACGTCGAGGTCCACTATGTCGTCATCGCTGGGCATGAACTCAGCCAGCTGGCTGTAAATGTTGGCCGGCAGATCTTCGGGCTCGGTGTCGGAGCGAACGATCAGCTTGGCGTTGATCTCGACTAGGTAAGCCCGCATGGCCAGAAGCCCGGCTGAACCAACGGTAACGGGCGAGGCTGGATCGGCTTGTGCCCTTTCCCATGACCCGTCAGCTCGATCCCGAATACGACTACATCCCTGAGGATCTGCCCGATGATGATGACGACCAAGATCACCCCAGCCTTACGCCTGAGCAGCGCAACCCATCCCTGAAATGACCTACATCCTTGATCTTGGCATCTGGCACGTTGGGCCATTCCCAACCCACATCGCCGCGCAGTATTGGGCGGAGAGCCACGGCATTGATAATTACCGGATGATCCCGCTTGATGACCCGGCAGAGGCGCCAGCAAGGATCAGCCGGCTGCAAATCACCCTCGACTAGCGGTGACCTGCTGATCGTTGTTGTAGCGGCCTGTTTCCCGATAGGTGCGCTCAGGCTTGCCGGCGATGACGTGAAACACCATTTGCCCGATCTTCATGCCAGGCCATAGCGCGATGTTGTGAAAGCGGCGGCTGTTGTGCAGCTCCAGCGTCATCACTGAACCATGGAATCCAGGATCCGCAAAGCCGGCCAGCAGGTGCTCCAGCCCTTCACGGGCACGGCTGGACTTGAGCACGAATTTCCCAGCGATGTGGTCGGGCAGGTTGAAGATCTCCTGGGTCTGCGCTAGGCAGAACTCACCCGGCGTTAGCCAGTACGGATCGGCCTGCGTGTGGTGACCGATGCCGAGGATTTGCAGTTCGGGGCGCTCGGGCACCTCGATCATCAACCGATCGCCCAGCAACACATCGAGGCTGGCGGGGTTTTGGAGATCGGGGTTGTATGGCACCACCATCGCCGCCTGGCGACAGAGACGGGCGATCTCGTGGTCGGGGATGATCATTCAGGCTCAGTAGTCCCAGCGGATCCTAGGCCTGCCCTTGCGGATCCCGAGATGAACGAACCCCTTAGGCGCGCCATATCCAACGCTGTAGGGCCACTCACGATCGCACCACGCCTGCACCGCGTTGATGTCTGCGCCTTGGATGTAGAAGTCCACTGCGCCGACGCTGGGCGCGTCATATAAGTGTTCGCTGGCGCTGGCGCCACCAACTGAACGATTAACTGCCGGCGGCCGATAGCCCGACGTGATAATCACCGGCTTGCCACCAAAGGCAATGCGCACGCGCTCAAGGAATGCAGCCAGCTCAGCGGCCGTGTCTACTTGGTGCTGGTGATCAAAGCGCCGGGCTTCTTGATTCAGCGCAAACTCACCGATGGTGATGTGCGGCGTGATGCGTCGGTTGAAATCGCTACTGGGGCTCATCTTGGCCACCGGCTGGTCCTGCTGCGGCTGTGTGCCAGCCCATAGATTGCCCTCGGCTTCGCGGCGCCGCTTCAGGCCGGCCTCGACGTTGGTGCCCGGATTGCGGTAGAGCAGCAAGGCAGCGGGCACGGCAGCCCAGTTCTTCGCACGCAACTCCCGGCTGATGGTTTCAAAACCCGACGTGCCATAAAAGCCGCTGCCGAGGTTGTAGGCAAAGGAGATCAGCGCGCACTTCTGGTGATCGGCCATCTCGCCCCATGCGGGGATTGAGGTGCGCAGCTTTTCAGCGATGCGGTCTACCTCTTGGCGGAGCATTATGTCCGCTTCAATGGCGTTGATCCTGTCGCCCTGCTTGACCTTGCGGCCATCGGGGTAGCGGGTTGTTCCGTAGCCGATGGTGGCGACGTCCCATCCGTGCAGCGGGTCAGGGTAGGCATCAAGATCGGAGCCCTCAAATTGCTTGATGATCTTGAGCGCCGCGGCTAGGTCGGATTGCTTGCCGTCTTGACTCCATGTTTGAAACCATGCCCGATCGCGGCGCATGGCAACGCCATAACCGTTCACCGCTAGATCCTGCTCCAGCAGCTGGATGGCAGCGGCTTGGTGTGGCTCGTTTCGATAGAAACGAAACAACTGCTCAATCGTGATCGGTGCGGCGTTAGCCATCAGTCAGCGCTTTTTGGGGAACATCATGCGCCCAGCCTGCAGCAGAAGCTGCAGCCAGCTGTTGGACTTCAGCGGGCTGATAGCGATGATCTCGCTGCCGGCAGCGATGACGATGGCGATGATGGCGGCGTTTTCAACAGACACGGCGTTGATGTGTATGTGCTTCTAGGTTACTTGCGGATCTCAAGCTGGCGGACCCGCTTGTCAAGATCGGACAGCTGAACCTTGTAGTCGTTCTTGAGCTCGTTTACGGCCGCAGCCATCTGCGTAAGCGTGGCCTCAATGCGTGCCGATTGGATTTGCATATTGATCAGCAAGGCGCCGATCGCGAACAGGCCAGCGGCGATCGCGGCCGGAAGGGAAGCCACGAAGACGCCGCCGACTGATTCAGGCTCATCCGTCATCGGCTGATCCGGTGCTGATCCCATTGTAACGAGCAAGAGCCCGCCTAAGTTTCCTGATAGATGAAGGTACTGTCCTCATACATCAAGGCATCGGAGTCCTCGGTGAGGATCCACTCAGTTGCCTCTGGGGCTGGGGCTGCGGCGCCACCGCTCAAGCTGCTTTTAAGGCTGGAGCGCAGTGAGCGCTTAAGGCTGGAGCGTAGGTTTGCAGCCATCAACCTGCGCCAATTACTGTGGCAACAGATGGGCTACCGCCAGTGATGGTGACCAACCGCAAACGGGCATAGTTAACTGGGCAACCGCTTAGGCAGTAGCCAGTCGTGCCATTTGCGGAGATTGTATAGTCAGCATCGTTTTGATCAAGATTGAAATAGCTAACGCCATCAAGGCTGCCTTCAAATCTGATTACAACGCTGGTGCCGATGGTGGCAACTGTGACCTGATAGGTGATTGCTTGCGCGCCGTAGCTCAACCCGTTCTCAGTTACGCCAGTCGCAGTCAACGTGTCAAGCGTGACGTATTGCTTTGACTGAAGCCTCTCGTCTGCGGATGGCATGGTGTTAAGCGCTTTGGAATAAGTCTAGCCTTTGCCTTGACCACGGCGTTTTTTACGGCCATGACTGGGCCTCGATCGCGCACCATTGCCTTGCCGAGTCAGCTTTGGGGTGCCTGGCTGGTGCTGCCATCGGTTACTACGCGGTTTCCAGGGTAGATAGCCTTGTTTCCAAAGCTTCAATCTTGGCAATAGCTTCCTGCAACGCAGCCGTCAGCAGTGGCACCAGCTTGGATTGGTCGATGCCTTGGTAGACGGGGTTGCCGCCAGCATCCACTTCGTCCTTGGTGCCAGTGACACACTCAGGAACAATGGCTTGAGCTTCGTGAGCAAGAAAGCCGTCGACTCTTTGATCGGGATTTGCAATGAAGTTGAAACGGCAAACCCGAAGGTCATTGATTCGATCAATGGCGCCAGTTAACGCAACAACATTTTCTTTAAGGCGATAGTCGGATGATGTTGCATAACTTGTCGCAGATGCGGTTACAGAGATAGATCCAACAGGAGCACCTGCTCGCCTAAAAGCAATGATGCCCCCATCCGATCCAGTGCGATTAAAGAAAGTTGGCCCTCCTGTTGCAATTTGGAGAAGTCCGCCGGCGCCTGAATCTATTGAAAAACCATTGCCGCCTGTACTGTCAGTGCTATCTCGCAGTGCTTTATTTGTAATTCCATGAAACAGTATGTAGGCATCGTTGGTAAAAAGAATACGCTCCGTACCGCCAGTTGAAATACCAAAATTGTCTGCTGCTGGGTTGAAGGCGCCGGTGTTGGGATCGCCGTCAAAGCTGAAGCTTGGTGCCGCTACTGATCCTGCTGGTGCGCTGGCCAGCAGTTCGGCGTAGGTGATCTTCTTGTTCTTATCGGCTGCCGCTGCTTCGCTGATGTCAACAATGGGCAGCAGGTCACCAGTGGCTGGTGCTGTCAGCGACGTCAGGTCTGAAATCTTGCGGTTAGCCATGGTGTAATCTCTTTGGGATTAGTTTAGCCCCAACAGCTCGCGTAGCTCGGCTACGGTCAAGCCAGCGGCGGCAAGCTTTTCGGCGGGTGTGAGCACAGGCGAAACAGGGGGCACAGGGGCAGGCTCGGGGGTGTTGCCTTCCTCCAGCCACGCCAAGTAGTCGCAGTAGTCACGGTTACCGGTGTCGGGTGGAATGAAGGCGTTGTCCGCGAGGCGAAGGATGGAGGCGGAAGTTGTTAGTTGGTAGGTCATGGGTTAAAGCTCGATGGAAAGAGTCAAAGAATCAACCGCCCAGAATGACTGCGCTGCGCTTGAAGCAGTCCATTCCCAGAAGGCACTTGAAGACGATTCGACTGTCAGAACTATGTTGCTTGCGTTTGTTGCAACCGACGCAGCACCAAGCGCGGCAGTGGGTGATGCTCGCATCTGGCTTATTGGAAATGGCACCTGTAGCGTTGAAGCTCCTGAGGCGTACTGTGATGCTCGGAGCCTGCCAAATGCTTGGAAATACCTCTGACACAACGCCAGCTCAGTTCCAGTAGGCCGCCTTTCAAATGGTGTTGCAACAGTGCCGGGTTCAATCTGCACCTGTGAAAAAGTACCACTGCTAAAACGAAGGGTGGCATTGACGCCACCTGTTAAGGAGAAGTTTCCGCCATTGGCTACTGACGTGCCTCCAACGGTTGCCGTAGCTGTGCCAGTCCAGCTCAGAGTGTAGGTGCCGGTGAATAAATTCAACCCTTCAACTACTTGCTCGCAACCACCTGCCGGCGCGGTCACAGTGCGAATGTTGGCACTGTCGGTAAAGGTGATGGACTGGCCTGATGTAACTACCCGCCAGCGATCAAGCGTGTACTGATTGGCTCCGCTGGTGGCAGTGCCTGAGACGTATCCCCGCTGGTTAATGGTTGGGTTGCCGTTAATGATTACGTTGCGAAACCCGGCTTCTAGGGTGTTGGCCAACACAAACGCCGTAGTAGCTACCTGCGTGGTATTGGTGCCGACACTGGCAGTTGGTGCTGCGGGCGTACCTGTAAACGTGGGACTTGCCAGCGTTGCCAACCCGAGGTTGGTGCTGGCCAAGGTGCCTACAGTTACCCATGCTGAGTTCGCAGCATTTCTGAGCTTCAACAATCCCGTTGTGGTATCTGCCCACCACTGGTAGGCATAGGTGGTGCTCGGCTGCGTTGCGCCACTGTTCTGGCTGACAATTGCAGCTAGGCCGTTGTTCAGGTCACCACGGAAGGCGGCGCCTGATTGGTTGGAAATGATGTAGTCGTGCTGTGCCACTGCTTAGATCTCCTTGCCGTAGCCGACGGCAGTGTAGCTGAACTGTCTGCTCACCGCTGTGCCAGCACTGTTCCTAAATTCTACTGTAAAGCCAAGGCGTGTCACTGCGGTGATCAAGAAGAAGTCGCCAGTGGCCATATTGTTAGCCGTAATGCCGATGTTGGGTGCCTGGTAGAAGGCATTGGCAAAGGTGGCGACGTAGGCGGCGGCGCCGCTAGTAAGCACTGCTGATTGCTCAGTGTGTAGCTGTAGCTCCATTTCCACGCCAAGCTCGTCGATCAGGATGTTTATTGAAGGATCGCTTGATGTGGCAATGGTTTTGAACTGGAAGCCCCTGCCGCGCACGATGGCATTTGCAAATTGGTTCCAGTCGCCGTAGACAGGAGTGCCGGCGGGGTCGTCATTGGTAGTGCGCACATACATCTCTGCGTTTACCCTGTCAAGATTGTCTTCATCAATTTGCGGCCACTCGTCGATTAGCAGTGTGTTGTCGTCAAATAACTGGCCAGGCAGAAGCGGCCGTGCCACAAAACGCCGCCTGATATTTACGTCAAAGACGCTGCCCATATCCCATGAGCTACCAAATTCGTACTCGCCGGCAGGATTAACGCCGCCAATAACGTCAATAGACGCAAGAGCATCGAAGTCACCGTCTGTAGCCATGTCATCTATGAGCTGCCCAGAGTCAATAAAAATCCCGTCTAGCTCTGGGTCGTAATACATCCCGGTGACGTTGCCGCTAAACGGTGGTGCCTCTTGATCCTCTGCGTATGCCTTTACCAAAAGGCGTGGTTGTGGTGTAGGTAGGTCTACTACTACTGCAGTGGCATTGACGGATCGATTGCCAAAGTCATCTTCAAACTTCAGTAGGTAGCTGCCTTCAAGAAGTGGCACTTGCTTTTGCGTTTGGCTCCCTGCTGCCGCTGGCACAATATCCTGTGAGTCTTCCCATGCAGGGGTAACAATTGCGACGTTGTGCCAAATTAGCACCTTGCCGCCTAGCAACACGTCAAGTTCAGTGGCGCGTTCCCAGCTGATGATGGCGCTTGCTTCGTCAATTGCAAGCAGACTGACACCTACCACATCTGCGGGGGGTGCAGTCTTGCCAAATGCTTGGAATGTCAGCAGTGCAGGTTCCAGCGAAGGTTTTAAGTTGGCGCCAATTGAATAGACCTCAATCGTATAAACGCCGGAGGATGTGTCGAGGATTTCAAAGTCAAGCCGCGAAATCGTGAAGATGTTCCAGTTGCCAGAGCCAAAGCGCCAGCGTATCTTGTAGTCCTTAACTGCTAGCACTGGCTGCCAATCAATAACAAGCTTGCTCTTGGCAATGCCTCCACCGTCGTATAGCAATTCTGTAGCGGCTAGATTAGTTGGCGGTTCGGGGATAATGTTTAGGTCTGTTATGTTGCGCTGCTGTAGCGGCTGGTCGCGCTCAATGTAATCGTACTTGCTGGAGTTATACGATAGTGCGCTGACGCTGTAGTTGATGCCGTCTTGCTCTTGGATGGCTAGCACTCGCCACGTTGAAGGCTGGATGTTGCTGGTTTCGTAGACCCAGACGCTGTTTACATTTGGCGCAGTGGTAAATGCTGCCGATACCGTGATGACATTGCCGGCGATAGATGAAACTGTGCGTTTCTCGACGGTGCCGTTGGGCAGAATTGCAGAGAGCTGAGCGCCTGATGCCGTCAGACCGGTGGCGTCATCAACTGTAATGGCCGTTGTGGTTGCAGCAGAGATGCGCCCACCGCGTCTTGCGCCAGCTTTGACTGGATCAGCTACCTCAATTACTTGCCCTGGCCGCACTACAACACCGGCATCAACGCTGGTTGTAAATGTGATGGTTTCGTTTTCGTAGCGTTCGGAGTAAATAATCCACTCACCAAGGCGCCGTGCTTGGCCGCGACTGGTGCAGGCAAAGGCGCTGATTTCAGTTTTGATGACGCCATACTTGGCGATGTTTTCAGCATCTTCTACTACCTCAAATACGGTGTCGCGTAGCTCCAAGTCGAGGTAGCTTACTACGGCAACATTGGGTCGCGTCTTAAGGCTGCTGTTGCTGTAGCTGAAACCTTCCTCGGTGACGTTCGCCAGCGTAAACAGGTAGGCCGGATCGACGGGCTTATCTTGAGCGACGGTCAGCGAGCCGAGGCCCCAGAAGGGCATCACGCGGAACACGCTGCACATATCGTTGATCAGCTTGTACGCATCCTCCTGCGTTTGGATGTTGGTGTTGCAGGAGAAGCGAGGCTCGTAGCCGCCGAAGCCGTCGAGCACCAGCTCGGATGCATATTGCGATGCGGAGAAAAATGCAAACTTATCTAGGCTTGCGGCGGTGATGTGCTCACCGAAGCCGTACCTAGTGCTGGTCAGTAGATCCCATAAGATCCAAGCCGGGTCGCTAGTCCATTGGGCAGCGCCAAAAGTGCCATTCCAGACGCCTGCGTAGGTGATGCGGCCATTGGTTTGATCGACGGTTGCATTGCTGGGTACAACTACCTTGACGCCACGCACCCGATAGCTGCGGCTGGGGATGCTGTTGAACTGCTCGGCGTCGATGCGGATGCCAACTAGGGCGCTGTTGGGGTAGGCGAGCTTGGCGTAGATAATTTCGGTGTAGCTGGACCAAGAGAACTCATTGGCCAGCCGCAGGTCGTTGCTGTCAGGCGTGATGCGCGTAACGCGGACATCCACCGGAAACGTGCCAGCTAGGGCAATTAGGTAGTCGCGCTGGTACAGGTCGCCTGATCGTCCTGCAATGGTGTCGTCGATGACGGTAGTGAAGCCGCCACCGTTGTACTGGATGGCGATCTGCATCCGGACCGATTCGCCTACGGTGTCGCCTTGGTCGGTGATGCGCTCCAGGCGTGGCACCGTGATAGTGACGCGGACTGCTTCAGTTTGTGAGTCGGTGATGGTGCGAGTGACAGCGCCATCGTTGCGGACCGTTACGCTGACCGGACGTTCATCCTCGATTACACCAGCAAAAGGGATGACATCTTGATTCTGGGTGCCGTTGCGCGTGTAGATCGTGACGTTTTGAAAGTTGAAGGTGCCGTCTGGATTTTGCAGCGGGGTATTATTAAGGAAGATGCTTTTGAAGCCGTCTTTAAGGCCAGCAATCTCGCCTTCGCTGATTAGGTCAATGACCTGGGCGTACTGAGTTGAGTCGAGGCTGTCGTTTGCAGTGGTTGGGGTGCGAGCAGCGCCGCCACCGCCACCTTTGCCGCCACCGCTGCCGCCTGCACCGATGATGGTCATGCCTGCACCTGCACGGTGTCAATGCCAGCGGAGATGACCACGCTGCCGACGATGGTTTCACCGTAGACGATGGGCACCGGTACGCCTTGACGGCTGGTGTTTTGAATGCCGCTGAAGCTGTAGCTCTTGCGCGGATCGTTTTGCGTGTCAGGTCCAGTGGGGACTCTTGGTGTGGGCGTGAGTAGCTGGGCTACGCCACCAAGAACGAGGCTGGCTCCGATGCCAAGCACCACGCCATTCAAGGCAACACCAAAGGCTACAAGCGGCACAAACAGCGCCAGCGCGACCAGCGCAATGCCCGCAATTATTCTCCCCGTTGCGCCAGCGCCAGCCATAACGGGCACGATCTTAATTTCTTGTTGCCCGGCAGGGTCGTGCAGCTCTTCTAGATCGAGGTCGTAGGTGCCGACCCTTACGCGGTAATGCTGGTCAGCCATGTGCCGTTCCAGCTCCGGCCAGTTTGCAACTAGGAATCGCACGGCTTCAGCGGCGGTTGCTACGTCAGCTTCAAGAATGCGGTGGCCGACAAACTTGGCCAGCTTGCCGTATAGCTTGATCTTACGCAACATGACGCAACCTCCTACCCGTACACTTTAGGAGCCAGCCGGAATAGAAGTCACGCCCGCTTAGGCGATGCTGGATGTGGTGCAGCACTTCTTGATGGCCAAGGTAGACGGCGCAGTGGTTGAGGCCGGCGCTGTTGATAGCCATAAGCAGTGCGTCGCCGTGCTGGAGTTCTTCATCCTCGTCCAGTTCTCTGAATCCGGTGTCGCGCCAGCACTTGTCGAAGTACGGCTCTGATTGGAAGTCGTCAGGATTATTGCAGCGTTCCCAGTCGCGGAGCGTGATGCCGCGCTCGGCGTACCAGTCACGGGTGAGGGTCCAGCAGTCGTGAACGCCCCACACCCACTCGCGGCCAATTAGCGGCGCCTTGTACCCCGATGGCGTGCATTCGCCCCACTGCCCGGTTTTGGGGTTGACGATATGCCACGGCAGTTCGCTGGCCTCACATGCAGCGCGATCCGCCGGTGATGGCGTTGGCGGCGTGACGGGATGGCTATGCACGATGGCGACGATCTCGCCTTGGTCTTCAGCATCCGCCCAGTCGGCAGGGTCCAGCAGGAAGAATTGATTCGGGCTTGCTGCAAGATTGCGGCATGGCACATAACGCTTGCGGCCCTTGATGATGACCAGCAGGCCACACGCCTCGCGGGGGTCTTCAGCTTGTGCGTGCTCCAGTGCCTTGTCTTGCCAGGTCATGTGGTATAGGTGCCGATGCCAGGGAAGGAGCCGAACGGTAGGTTTGCGTTGGCCCTAAATGTGTAGGACTGATCAGTTGCGAAGAACGTATAGGTGGCCGAGGATATGCCGGCAAAAACGTAGAAAGTCCACGCAGACTCCTTGCTGCTAACTCCTGTATTTTGAGTTAGGTCAGCAACAGCACGCTTGGCGATATTGGTATTTCTTCCTGTTGTGATTTTAGATGTAACTGTCCGTACATTGGTAATTTGACAGTACCTATCAAAAGGCATTAAACTACTGACTGCGTACCATCCAACGCTAAGTGTTGTGGCCTGTGGATACTGTACCGATGCTCCAAAGGCAACTCCAGTTGCAGATCCAACTACACTAAAGAATTGCGTAAGGTCTACGGTTGAGCTAAGCGTAACCGTAGTGCCGGAAACCGCTACTACTTGGCAATTGGCAGGCAAATAGGTTCCCACTACTGCCATGCCGGGGGTTATGCCCGTGGCGCTGGAAACGACAATCTGCGTGTAGTTGCCTTGGATTGTGCCTGTTCTCACCACGTTTGTAGTGGCGGTGGCGTTCTGGCTTAGCGTCACTAGGGCACCGCTCACGCTTGCAACGGTTGTGCCAGCGGGCAAGCCGAAGCCCGTCACGGGATCGCCCGCGCTGAATGAACTGGCCTGCGTAAGCGTGAGGATATTGCTGCCTGTAGTGACAGAACCAGTGCGGTACTGCTGCTCAAAGCGCAGCCCACAACTGCTTAGCTGCTTGCCGCAGGCGTCCTGCGCCAGTGTTGCAACCGGCTGGTTGTTGGTGTTGAAGTATGCGTTACCGGCATAGCCGCACTCGGGGCCACGGTATTTCCACTGACATACGTTGCTGACGCACTGACGCTTTGGTGCGCGAACGCCAATCAGATCAAATACTGCTGCCAGCTCAAACTCGATGACGTCGCGGGTTTCAACTAGCTTGCGGTCGATGTAGTAGATCTCCCGCGGGAACTCTGCCGTGGGATCGGGTGTGGCGTTTATCGCTTCAAGTCCTATGCTATTGCCATCTTCAAACAATAGAAAATCTAAATCTTCAAGCAGTAGAAAATCAAAGGGTGCAAAATTAGCAGAATCCAAGTACCGCCCTAAGGTGCGGATGCGTGTCACCTTGGCGCCCTCTAGGCCATTGGGTAACGTCAGAATTAATGCTGTGATGGTGCCAAGGATATTGCTAATGCGCAGCTTTGGCCGTGGTAGTTGCCCTTGCCCGCTGTACTCAAACCCCTCTGCTTCAAGTGGAAAGCGCATATACTCATTGCCGGCCCAGATAATGTTCTGGTTGTCATCAGCATTGACGCCAGCATGAAAGCGGTATGTTTCGTTTACACCATGTTGCGCAGCATTTAGCTCCAGCTCAAACAGCTCGATAATTGCGCTGGGTGCGACAGCTTGTAGATCTGAGACGGGAACAGCCATCAGGGCTCAAACACCTCGCGGAAGGTTGCCTGGATTTGGTTATTGTTGCAGTTGGTCAGAGTGGCCTGCCACTCCTCGCAGACAAACTTGCCAGCACCGCCACGCGGTGATGTCCAGTCGAATGATTCCACACCAGCGCGTGCGTCAAGGAAGGCAAGGATGTTTTCCCGCTCAGCGTCGGTGCGGTTGGCGAAGGTCAGTGTCCATTCCTTTGGGTCAGTGTTAAGGCCAAAGCGCACCCGCTGCTCGTAGCCATCGCCAGCTTGAAACTTGCGAACTCGAGGTTTGCTGTTCTCGGTCGCCTGAAAGCTTGGAACGTATGTGAAGGTTGCCATGGGTTACGCCGCCATCAGTAGGCCGCCAGGCCGTTTCTGTTTGACCAATTCTGCCTGCACCGCTTGCGCAATGGCACGGCCGAGCTGGGCGCCTTGACCTTCGTTGCCCTGCACGCTGGTGCCCTTGGCGTCCACTGAGACGTTCACCGTTGTGCTGCTGCCACCGCCGCCGCCTGCGACGCCCAGCTTGCCGTCGCGGCCCCGCATTAAAGGCATGATGGCCTCGGGGCCGGATTCGCCCATCAGGCCAGTGCGCATGGAGCCGCCGTTGGCGAACTTAAAGAGCGTGGGTGAACTGACAATTGAATTGGTAAAGGTGCCGCCTTTGGCGAAACCAGTGCGGGGCTGCGTACTTGGACCAAATACGCCGCCGTTAGCGAACCCGGTCAAGCCGGGGAATAGCGCGCCAACCGCCTTGAAGATCGCAAACTTGATCAGCATTGCGCTGAGATCTTTTAGGACTGATGCCGCAAACTCTTTGAATGATGCCTTGCCCGTAGTGGCAAACTCAACGATGGCATTTGTCAGGCCGTCGATGCCGTTTGTGGCGATGCTGGCTAGGTTGGCACCAAGGTTAGTGGCTGAGTCATAGGCCTGCTTAAAGGATTCCTTAAACTGCGTCCCAAAGCTCTTGCTGCTTTCTTCTTGCTTTTTGGTTTCCGCATCCAGAACTGCGGCACGCTCGCGGCGCAGCCTGATCTCCTCCGCCAGCGCTGGCATCGTCAGCGCAAGAATGTCCAGTTGCTTTTGGTTTATCAGCAAGTTCAGCTTTTCAACTTCAGTCAGCTCGATCTTGCCTTGCTTAAGTTCGGCAATCTTGGCGTCGTAGTCGGCCAGGCTAGGCAGCAGATCTTTGAGACCTTGCTGGTATTCCTTGTCTGCCAGCGCAACATTGGCGTCTGACAGGCGATTGACCAGATCCTCAAACGGCTTGATGTCAAGCAATCCGCCAGCGGCATTAAATTCTCGCGCCAGCTCAACCACGCTCAAGGTGAGCTGCTTCACCTGCCGATCATTCTTGATGATTGCTTCATTGCGCGCGAAGAACAGTTGATCAGTGGGCGATGCGCCGACACCTACATAGGCCGTCGCAACATCTGCGACGCTGTTCTGCAGCTGCTGCTGCAAGCTGATTGCCTGCTGAACGAGACTGGCGCGCTTTTCTAGCAGCCGCTGCTGTTCATCTGCTGCACGCTTAGCATCTGCTGCTGCCCTCTTAGCTGCCGCTTCAGCTTTGCGGTTAGCTGCTGCCGCTGCTGCGTCGCTACTGGTGGTGTCCAGCTCCATGTTGCGGCCGCCTGGGCGGAGGCCGGTGCCGGGTGATGGTGCAGACCCAAAGGCCAACTTGTTCAGATCTTTGATGGCTTGCTGCGCTTCTGCAAAGCCACTGCTCACACGGTTGGTGATGGTGTTAAATGCAGCACCAAAATCGCCCGCAAATGCTTGGCTTGCCGCCTGCGCTGCTGCAACGATATTTTTGATGAGGATGTCTACCGCTTTAACCACGGTGTAGATCGCAACCGCAATGCCGCGGATCACGCCCTCGATCACCTTAAATAGCGCCGTCCAGTCTTGGTCGGTGTTGAAAAGATCCGCAAAAACCTCAAGGATTGTTTGCAGCGCCGGCAACAGTGCATCGGTCAGCTCTAACCCGAAGCCGCGGGTCTGTATCTGAAGCTCTTTGATCGTGTCATTGAACAGATCAGATCGCGCTGCGAAGTCCTCGCCCACCTTGTAGGTGAACTTTTCCATGCTGGCTGCGCCTTCGTTCAGCAGCGGGATAAGATCCGCGCCGGACTTGCCGAACAGTGCAACCGCCGCGGCCGCCTTCTGCGCACCATCGGGCATGTCGGCAAAGCGATCAGCGATCTGCTTCAGCGCCTTGTCCGCTGGCACCACCTGCCCGTTGGCATCCTTGATCGAGACGCCCAGCGCCTTGAACTTCTGCGCCAGCCCGTCATTACCCTCGGCCGCCTTAACCAGGTTGACGCTGAGCTTGGTCAGGCCTTTGCCGAGGGTGGCTTGATCAACGTCCGCCAGTTTGGCTGCATTGCCCAGACCAATCAGCGCACTGGCCGCAATGCCGGTCTTGGCCTGCAGATTGAACAGCTCATCGCCTGCATCGATGGATTTCTTGATTACAGCCGTCAGCCCGCCCACGATGGCGCTGCCAGCGATTGTTGCACCAAAGCCAGCCACTGCACCTTTGAGGTTGTTGAACCCCAGCGCAGCGTTCTTTGCCTGCCCTTGCAGCCCCTGCATGGAGTTGCCCAGCCGGCGGATGTTGTTCTCGCCTTGAACGTCCGCTTTGATGCGGAGCATGGCATCCATGTTCATCGCCATGTCAGATGCTCCTGCTGTTGATCGAGACCATTACCGCTGCCTCCATCACCTGCAGGTCCTCCAAGAGCGCGCGAGGGTCTTTTACTTCGTACATCATAAAGAGCCAAGCCACTGCTCCATAGTCCAATCCCAGCACGCCGCTCATTGTGGTGCGCCACTGCGTCTGCACTCGCAGGAACATCTCTAGCACCGGCCAGTTCTCCTCCCATACCTCAAAGTCATCGGAGCGGGTTTGCTCTGGCAGCGCCACTCCAAGGATGGCGGCATCGTCTTGAGTCTCATCCTTAACGCCGCCGCCGGCCCAATGCTCGGCGGCCTCTGTCAGTTTTTTCTTTTGGCTCCTTTGATGCTGTCCATGTATGCCTTCAGGACAGCAATGGCCAAGAATGGCACCTCAAGCAATTCATTTAATCCCTTCTCGCTGAAAGGGATCTCATTGCCTTCGTCATCGTTGATGCCAGACCAACCAACCAGCACATCGCGGGCGATGTCGGTAATTTGATCCAGATCACCTAGATCTTCAAGCTTCTGCAGCTCGGCAACCATCGGACCGATTTTGCTTTGTGGCAGGCGCTTAAACTCACCATCAAAGGTC